CGTACAGGTAAGCGGCGTTTCAGCTGACCTGCTATGATCTTTTCACTTCTTTTCATAGGTTCCTGACAGAACCGTCATCCCCCAGACCTCACTCCTTGCCGGGAGTGGGGTTTTTTAGTGCTTATCGACCGCAGCTGCTGGCCTGCTACGCTCAGCACGTTGCCTGAGTTAATGGGTCTCAGGCTTCATTGCGAGTGGGTTCATAGCCTCAGCGATTCGAGCCGCTGGGGCTTTTTAATGCCTATACGCATCCGCTGCTTTCCTTGCATTCGCTCGCTGCAGCTGCTTACGGTGCGATTCCACCAAGTGATACGACGACACGTTGCAACAGCTGGTGATCCCTTCCTCTGTCAGGCATACCCTGACGCAATCGTCTGCGGTGGCGCTTATGTCTAGATCGTCCATGCCTGTTTTGATGCCTCTTGCTAAGTTAAAGCCGAACGCATCCCCAGCATCATGGAAGAATTTCTGAACGCTCTCGACGATCTGATCGCAGAAACTGAAGGTCTCAGCGTGATTGAACTTGTCGGCGCGTTGGAACTAGCAAAAAACGACATCATCGCTGGGCTTGCCGTGGCTGAACTGCTGACCGAAGACGATGAAGAGGCGACAGCGTGACCCGGCCTGTTGTCACTGCTGTGGGCCGATTGCTGCAGCCAAAACACGGTGAACCGCGAAAGCATCAGCTGATTCAAGTTGATGCGAATGGCCGTGCCAAAATTATCAAAGATCAACCGGCTTAAACTGTTAGCAAAAGGCGGCGGCAGCATTGGGCTATCAATCAACGGCAAGGAATAGAACTAAAACCTCAAAGGTCGTAAATGTCTACGACCCGAATCAAGCATGGATCGATCAGGAGCCACACTGGGAGCTGATCGAATGCCTGCTGACGGGCACCTATGGCATCAGAAAAGAAGGGCGTAAATACCTGCCTCAGGAGCCTCGGGAGACTGATGATGCCTATCAAAACAGGCTGCTGCGCAGCACGCTGCAACCGTATTACGTCAGGCTTGAGCGGCTACTGGCCGGGATGCTCACCCGGAAGCCGGTAAAACTGAATGACATCTCAGACGGCATCAGAGAGGACTTATTTGATGTTGATCATCAGGGCAATGACCTGAACACATGGGTATATGAAACAGCCCGTAAGGCGATCCGTTATGGCCATGTGGGCGTTTTGGTTGATGCGCCAACAGATGGCAACGGCAGTCCCTATTGGTGCAGCTACACGCCAAGGGACATTTTGGGGTGGCGCACTGAAACGCAAGATGGCAAGCCTCGGCTTGTTCAGCTCAGGCTAAAAGAACAGGTAACCGAGCCTGATGGAGAATACGGCGAAAAAACAGTTAATCAAGTCAGAGTATTGACGCCAGGCAGTTATGAAATCTTCAGGCAAGATGACAAAAAGGATTACACATTGTTTGAGGAAGGCGCAACAAGCTTAAACGAAATACCGTTTTCAGTTGCATACAGCAACCGCGTGAATTATCTACAGTCAAAGCCACCGATGGAAGACATCGGTGAATTAAACATCAAGGCGTATCAAGTCCAGTCAGATTTAGACAATATCCTGCATGTTGCGGCAGTTCCAATGCTGGCCATTTTTGGGTTTCCGCAATCAGCCGAAGAGATCACAGCGGGGCCAAATGAAGCGCTCGCGCTGCCTGAGGGCGCATCAGCCCAATACATCGAGCCGGGTGGAGCCAGCTTCAGCGCATTGTTTCAGCGGCTGGATCAGATCGAAAAGCAGATCAATGAGCTGGGCCTAGCCAGTGTGCTGGGCCAAAAGCTTTCAGCCGAAACAGCCGAGTCGAAACGCATCGACCGCAGTCAAGGCGATTCAACGATGATGGTCATTGCCCAAAATATGCAGGACATGATCGACAACTGCCTGCGGTTTCATGCTGATTATCTAAACGACGCATCACCCGGCAGCGCATTGATCAACCGTGACTTCATGGGCGCTCGCATGGACCCTGGCGAGATCAAAGCGTTGCTTGAGCTCTACCTGGCCGGGACCATCACTCAATCGACGATGTTGGCCCAGCTAGAGGCCGGTGAAGTGCTCGGTGATTCGTTCGACCTAGAGGAGGAGCTTGAAGCAACGGCTGCCGGTGGCCTGCAGGAATGAGCACACCGTCTGAGTTTTATCGGCACGCTGTCGATCTAAACAGGTTCAGCAATGCTGAGGCCAAGCAGATTGCGATTGCTTACAACCGTTTGATTTTGCAGGCTGTCGCAGATCTGCAAATCTTGGTGGAAGACGAGCGGGCCTTCGACCGCCAGACGCGGCTTAGGGAGATTGTCAGGCAGCTACGGGCAAGCCTCAACAATTGGGCAGGGGAAAGCTCTGCATTGTTAGTGGGTGAGCTTCAAGGGCTTTCAGCGTTTGAGGAGCAGTTCATCAGGGCGCAGCTGCTGGAGATGGTGCCAGAGCGGCTAGCTGATCAGGTGAGAGCGCTGCAGATTGACCCAGCGTTTGCCCGTGCTGTCGTGATGACAGACCCAATTGAGATCGGGCTAAACGTTCTGTCTGATGACCTGTTGGAAGCCGTAGGGCCATCACCGGCAACATTCAGGCTGACTGCAACACAGGGCGCTCAGATCACGTTGCCGAATGGCTCAACCGTATCAAAAGCATTCAGGGGAATCGCTGAATCTCAAGCCGAGCTGTTTACCAAAACCGTGCAGTCTGGATTCCTAGCGGGTGACTCAGGGCCGCAGATGGCGAGGCGCCTAAAGGGCCGTTTGAAGTTTGCTGATTTTGGGCCGTTATCAGTGCGGCAATTAGCGCAGGCAGGGGGGCAGCTCACAGCAGTGGCAAATCATCAGGTGAACACGCTGGTGAGGACAAGCGTCAATCAGGTGGCCAATGCAACCAGCCAAGCCACCTACAAGGCCAATGCTGAGATCACCGAGAAATACAAATATGTTGCGACGCTTGATTCCCGCACATCGGCACGATGCAGGGCGTTAGATCAACAGGTGTTTGAGTACGGCAAAGGGCCGACGCCACCGCAACATTTCAACTGCAGATCAACGACAGTCCCTGAGATTGATTATGCAGCGCTTGGGATGCCTGAACCGCCACCCAGCGCGATACGCAGACCGGGCATCATCTCAGGGCCGATGAGCAAAGCAGCCAAGACGCGAACGGTCCCGGCAAATCAGTCTTATGGGGAATGGTTGCAGGAACAAGGCGACGACATAAAGCGCGATGTTTTGGGGCCTAGCAGGATTCCCTATTGGAACAAGCTGGTGAAGAAATACGGGCCAGAAGATGCGATCCGCAAGTTTGTAGCAAATGACGGCTCAGAGCTGACGCTGAAGCAGCTGAAAACAAGGTATGGGCAGCCGTAGGATGAGAGCAGCAGCAACTTAGCCATGAAATGCGGCGGTTATAAGAAGCCAAAAGGCAACAAGAAAGGCGGCAAGAAGAAATGAAAAAAGGGCAGCGCGTCAGCTGGGTTTACCAAGGCAAGCGAACGTTTGGCACTGTTACCGCAATGGGCGGCGCCAGGGCAGCCATCAAAGGGCCTAAAGGCGGCAACATCGTCAGGGTCGGCACTGCTGACGATCCAGTGATCAAAATCAAGTCAGAATCGACAGGCAACCCAGTCTTGAAGCGTCGATCACAGCTGAAGGCAGCACCAAAGAAAAAGTGAGCATCAAGCGCGGCGGCCATACGTTTGACGGCTATAACAAGCCGATCCGAACGCCAAGCCATTCGAGCGGCAAGTCTCACGCGGTGGTGGTTAAGGCTGACGGCAAACCAAAGCTGATCCGGTTTGGGATGCAAGGCGCAAAGCCTAAGCCACCCCGAAAAGGTGAATCAGCAGCTGATAAGGCAAAACGAGCATCCTTCAAAGCACGACACGCGAAAAACATCGCCAAAGGCAAAACATCGGCAGCCTATTGGTCAGACAAAGTAAAGTGGTGAGGCAAATAAGCCTTACGGGTTTCACATGACCGACGAGATTACGTCTCAAGAGCAAGAACAACCGACAGCCGATGTTGAAGCGCTAAAGAAAAGCGTTGAGGCGTTAGAGCGAAAGAATTATGAGCTGATCGGCAAGCTAAACAAAACAAAGGCCGCTGATGTTGACGTTCAGGCCCTGATTGATTTCAAGGCCAATGCCGAGCAACAGCAACTTGAGAGCAAAGGCGCATACGTCGAAGCTAAAGCAGCGCTTGAAGTGCAATTTAGAGAATCAGCTGCTGAAAAAGACAAGTTGATTTCGGAGCTGACCGATCGAGTGCAAGAGCTGGAGCTGATGGCCCCTGCTGTCAGCGCATTGTCTGATGTGGTCCATGATCCGCAATTAGTGCTGAACACGCAACTAAAACGCGACCAAATCCAGCGCGAGCCTGATGGCACTGTCGTGGTGGTCGAAGGCTATGAGCGCACCCCAGTTGGTGAATGGGCAAAGGCCAAAACACCGGCATGGATGCAAAAAGCACCGAAGCCGCAGGGGTCTGGTGCTCCATCATCTAGGGCTAGTGGTGAGATCACACCGGGCACAAAAAACCCGTTCAGCGCTGAAGGTTTCAACCTCACAGAGCAGTCACGGTTGTATAAAACAGATCGTGATTTGTACGAGAGGTTGAAGAATGCTGCAAACCGCTAATATGCAGTGAAGGTGAAGCTACGCAGAGCCGCAAGGGTTACGCCCGAAAAATAAACAACCATTTTTTAGGAGGTAGTCATGGCGGTTTTGCGCTCTGACATCATCATTCCGGAGATTTTTACTCCGTATTTGATCGAAGAATCAACACGCCGCGACGCATTTTTGCAAAGCGGTGTTGTGCAACCATTGGCGCAACTCAATGCGTCTGAGGATGGCGGCGATTTCGTTAACGTGCCATTTTTCTCAGCCAATTTAAGTGGCGATTTTGAAGTTCTGTCTGATAGTTCTTCACTGACTCCAGGCAAGATCACAGCTGATAAGCAAGTCGGTGTTGTGCTCCATCGTGGCCGGGCCTTTGAATCGCGTGATTTAGCCGCTCTTGCAGCTGGGTCTGACCCACTTTCCGCGATTGGCCAGAAAATGGCCAACTATGTGAACCATCAGCGTCAAA